CACAGTCTCCTGGGGAGCATTCTCCTCCCTTGCCATCTGAACAGCCTGGTCTTTCAATTCTGCCGTTACCACAGATTGCGGCATTGGTTATATAGCTTCTCTTAATATTAAAGAGTGAGCGAGATTCGTGCAGTTTTCGGCAGAACAGGGGGTTGTTGAGGACGTTGTACTTGATGATGTCCCACTGCTTCCTCTGACTAAACTCCTCCAGAGTGGACCACAGCATCATGTCATTCTCGTCGTAGGTGCGTTTGATGGGTAGATGCCTCAACTTCATGGCATCCATCTTTGCCTTCTCGGTGTTGAACCTCTGGATGGTGGTATCTCTCTCGTGTTGGGTCATATCGACAAACAATATAAATACGTGGTATACGGAAACAACCTGTATGCCTCTCTGTTGGTCATCCTGTAGTTCCTCATCTGTCCGGTTATACGCCCTGAAGGTGTACGTTGTGTACTCTCCCTCTTTTAGAGAGATTACACCCCTGGTTTCTTCCTCCAGTTCCCTTAGGGCGCATCGTAGAGGGTTGTTGACTTCCCTCTTTCGGCATCCCCCTGCCACGAAGATCCAATCCTTGAATCTTCGGTCCCGGACTGTGAGGAACTTGGGATGACCTCCTGAAATGCATACAGGAATGGCTATGGCTTTATGCCGTTCCTCATGCAGAAGGTCACTCATGTCCTCTTGATATTCGCCCAGAATTTATTCCTCCTCCTCTACCACAGTCTCCATAACGGGTTCCGTGGGCTCTGGCGCGGGGGGCGGCACCACCACTGGGGGAGTGTGAACCTTGTGCGCAAGCTCGATGCTGAAGTTCTTGCACCGCTCGATGTCACCCTTTTGCTTCTTGAGCTCCACGAAGAGGTAGTAGCCGGCGGCTGCCACGAGGAGCGCAACAACAATTGAAATGGTGTCTCGGTTGATCGAGATCATTTGTATATACCTGAAGTTTTTTAGCGACCAAATATCGCACCATCCTTGGACTTCGGGGACTCGCGGGGGCATCCCATCCCTGGCTCGGCGAACTGGACCGACTGGTAATGTGGAGAGTTGCACTGACGACCGATGGGCGCCTCGTCGCAGCAGGGCTTCCCGGAACTCGCCACCCTGCTACCACCACCAGGGGTCAGATAGTTCTCGAGACCCCCAGATTTGGGATCATACATACACACAAACAAGAATGCAGCAATCACGATGTACTGCCAGAACTTCATTCCAAAGCAACGCTTTGACATTACCCGAGATTTAATTGGCATACATCAGTCCTGCCATGCCATTGTTAATCTTGAGCACGTTGTAGTTGACGGCGTAGATCTTGCTCGTGATGTTATCAGTCTCTGAGATGATACGAGCCGAGTCGAGGCGGGAGAAGTTCAGAGTGCCCGTCGGCTGATGCTTGGCAGTGTCGAGGCAGAAGGGGTACACGAACGTCTTGGTGTTGTTGTTCGTCATGTTGGGGACGTGGTAGAAGCAGGTCACCTGGGTGTAGTGCGGGGATGCGTACTTGAAGTCCGTCACGTCCGTGCCGTTGATCTGGAACTTGATGCGGTTCGTCACGGATGCGAGACCGGTGCCCGTCGTGGCAGACACCGCCGTGTTGGACGATGCCATGTACTTGACCGGGTGGTTGAACTGGAGATCCTGAACCTTGCCGCCCGACGGCTCAGCCCTCTGGACCTGGGTGATGAGCATGTTGTGCTCCTTCTGCGCCATATCCTGGCGCTCCTGGTTATCCAGGTAGACAAAGTTGCCAAAGCACTCAAAACGGTCCGAGGCGCTCACAGTGCCCCAAGTGATCCGCAGCTCCACATCGTGGTACTGGAGCGCCACCAGTGGGAGGGCAGACTGGTAGTTCTCGCAGAACCAGAAGCGGAGCGGGAACCAGGAGGAAGCATTGTTGAATCCAGCGTACATGCCACCAATAGAACTGCGGCTCAGGGTCGTCGCCTGCGTGTCAATGGCAACATTGGACATAAACTCGGACTCCTGGGTGTCGATAACCTGACCACCGATGAGAAGCTCCACCTTGTCAACCTTCTCATCCCACATAACGGGGGTCATCTGGGTCCCATCCGTGCACGTCAGGTACACGTATGACAGCAAGTCACCCTTCCGCTCGAAGCGGATAGTAGAGGTGCGCCCAGTCGCAGGGTTCCCCTGGATCACCTGGCGTTCCACAGTCTGGGCAAAGTTGGTGTGGCGGCGGTAGGTTGAGCGGAAGAAGGAGATCTCCGGCTCGCCTACGAGGTGCACGTCCTGAGCGCCGATAGCAACGAGTTGGGCAATACCACCCGACATCTATTTGTATTACTAATGGTTGCGAATATTTTTACGGGCATGCATTCACACGACGGGTGTGGAGTTTGACCGCAAACGAATTGTCCTCTAGACCATTGAAGCTGATGAGACGCCCGTAACGATCCGTCCACCTAATGGTGAGACGGTCCACTTGTGGGATGGGAGACGGGAAGTCCACCTTCATGTGGTAGTCTGTCATCTGCTTGAAGCGCTTAATCTGACCACTGGCAACGTCCATGGGGATGATACCGAATGCCCTGTTGGAACTCCCGAGACCGGCGTCCTGCGTGTAGTTGGTGCGGAGTTCCTCGATGTCAAGGAACACCCCCTCGTTCGGGGCAAGGTCCACCACCTTGTCGGACTTGATGAACTCCCTGCCTCGGGTCAGGAGGAAGTCGGAGTACAGCGGGAAGTCCTGGGATCCTGCAAATGCCACGTTGCTCGACATCAACACGTTCTGGGTGGCGGTGTCGTCGAAGCCCAAGAGGCGGGTCATCTCCTGGGTGTTGCTGTGGAGTCCGAAGGGACCGTAGGCAGTGGGGCGGGTGAACAGGAATTTGCCCTCGTTCTGGAGATATGAGACGGAGATGCCCGCCACGTTGGAGCAGGCGCCCGCCATGTACGAGGCGAGTCCCGTGGCACCGTAGAAGCCCTGGGGGAGGCTGAAGGTCGAAAGATCCCCCAGCACCTGTGGGGTGTTGTTGCTGGACACGTCGCTAACGGAGAAAACCCCCGTGCCATCGGTCAGGTTGTAGAGGGAGTTGGGCACGGAGGCGTGCAAGAGTTCCACCGAAGTAATCTCCCTGATTGGGGTGACCAGGGAGAGGACGTAGTTGTTTCCACTAGGGTAGAGAACCTGATCGCGATTCTCAGAAGAAACGAAGATGGTGTGGGATTCCATAATTAACATATACTGTGAAATAATTTAGGCGAGGGGAGCGCCATACGGACCACCCTCATCGATCTTGTAGTCGTGGCTAGAGCGAACCTTGGACTGCAGGTCGCAGAAGCCACCCGGGGTCAGCGCCTTGCTGTAGTACCCGTAGGAACCGGCGCCCGCCACACACTCCAGCTTATGGGGGGCCGTGAACACCTCGCTGGGGACGGGACCCGCCGTGCTGATGTCAGCGAAGCCCTCCTTCTTAGAGGCACACATGAGGAAGATGAGACCAACCACGATCAGGATGAGCACACGGTCATCGAGCTTCTTGAGAGTCTTGAGGAACATTTGTAATACACCAACAAAATATTGTTGGGGTGCGTTAAAGGGTATCGAATATAATGGTTTAAGACATTAGCATTCAATGGATATTGACATCGAGCTTGACCGCGGTGGTTCGAAAGGTGTCAGTCTCAGTTCCGCTGAGGCTGCCCTCCTGAATGAAGTCACGATCGACCCTGAGCCTGCTATCCGTCGCAACCCCATCAAGAGGGCGAGGAAGCAGAGGAAGGTTCAGTTCGAAGAGGCGGTGGATGAGGACGCTGATATGGGAGCATTCATGAACCCAGGGAAGTCGTCCAGGGAGGCACCACCCCCTCCAGTGGAGCATGACTACCACGAGGGTCCCGGGGGTGGGGATGGGGATGAGGACTCAGAGTCCGACGAGGAGGGGGGTCACCCGCAGCAGTCCTTCGGGGGTCCCGAGCAACCGAGCCAGGGATACACCAGCGTCGATGACGAAAAGGCTGACCTCCTGAACAAACTGACCCGCCTGGAAAAGAAGGGGTATGTGATCAACAAGAAGTTGAATGCCTACTCGCCAGTCCAAGACCTGCGAACGGAAGTCAAGAGGATCATGTACTCTATAGAGGTTGAGCAGTCCGTCAAGTTTTCCCGTCGCACCCTGGTTGCCTGTGTGACTGGTCTGGAGTTTCTCAACAAGCGGTACAACCCCCTGGAGATCCAACTGGATGGATGGTCCGAGAGTGTCATGGAAAATGTGGACGACTACGACGGGGTGTTCGAGGAACTGCACAACAAATACAAGGGGAAGATGGAGGTTGCCCCAGAGGTGAAACTCCTAATGATGCTGGGTGGCTCTGCGATGATGTTCCACCTGACCAACAGCATGTTCAAGGCGGCAGTCCCCAACGTGAACGACATCCTCAAGCAGAACCCAGGGCTGGCAGCGTCCATGGTGGATGCCGTGAAGAATAGCCGTCCCGGCGGGGGTCCTCCACCACCCGCGATGGCTGAACCGGCTCCTGGGGGGCAGCGGGAGATGCAGGGACCCGGACTGGATCTCTCGTCCCTGATGGGTGGCTTCGGGATGGGACCGCCCCCGCCCATGACTACCCGCCCAGAGCCAGTTGAGGTCAAGGAGGGTGAGGGTGAGGATGATATCCAGAGCGTCTCCGATATCGTGAGCACCACAGAGAGTGAGATTCGTGAGGTGAGCACGGGTGGCGACGGCAAGAAACGCCGGGGGCGCCCTCCAGGCAGTAAGAATAGTAACAAGAAAGAATTATCTCTGTAAGTGATAACACTACATGTTGGCGTATGCCCCATTTGAACCAGAGGGGGTGGAAGAGCCCCCACCCCAAGCCCCTGCTCTTGTAGCACCTACTCGTCAGGGGGTTCAGCCCCGGTTCAGGAACCGGAGGGCTGTCATGACCCCTGAGGAGACGGAATGTACCTATCTGGTAATGTTTTTCATATTTGGGATGATTGTCCTCTCGATCAAGTAGAGGCAATGTAGGTGTATGGTCCCTCGCCACGCACCCTTGCCCTCGATTTCAGAACGCTCGTTTGCACGTCGCAACGCTTGGCGAAGAAGGTCCAGAAGGCCTCACCCTCTCCGCCATTCACACGGAACGAGTTCGTCTCCCTGCTCCACGGGGTTACCCACAGAGAGTAGGTCTGCTGGCTGCACGGGGTCACCTGTATGGTTGGGATGTCCCCATGGGCTACCAGAGCCCTGACGTAATCAGGGAGTTCCACATCCTCGTTTATGCAGCACTTCCCACGGTAGTACACACCGCCCTCGGGACCCTCCAGGCACCCGTGAACCAGGTGCTTCCTCCGGGGATCCAGGGGGTGGTCAATCACGAAGGTCTTTGCGGCGTTGGTGTTGCGGAACACCTCACCCGTGGTGGGCTCGTAACAGAGAGACTGGGCTCCAGTGGAGTCGACGTCCCTGATAGGACGTATGAAGCACGAATCAGTTTGTGCGGACTGTAAGGGAGCGCCGCTTGCATTCATGACGATACTGCGGTCGTGCTGGGTGGAGACGCCGTTGTGCCCCGCCTGGTATCCCAAAGCAATGCTGTAACTCCCCTGTGTGTAAAACCCGGCGAGACCTCCGATAGCAACAGCCCTCGTCTGCTGATTTGACTCACCGGCGCCCCTGCCGATCGCGATGCCCTCGGAGCCCTGGGTGACCCTGCCCGCATTGAACCCGATTGCCAGTGCACTCACCTGCTGATCGCTCATACCCGCTCGGAACCCGATGGCAGTTGCCTCTTGGAGCTGACTGCACTCACCTGCCTCAAACCCAATAGCAGTCGACTGATACCCCTGGTGGCAGAGACCAGCGTTGTACCCGATTGCCGTCGCCTGAACCGCCTGCCCGGATGCCCCCGCCTCGGTGCCGATAGCAATACACTGGGCATTCTGATTGCACGTACCAGCCGAAAACCCGATAGCCACTGATTCGCTACCCTGACGCTCACGACCCGCGCCACGGGCAATTGCCACGGCGTTAGGAGACTGATCACTGTTCCCTGCAAGGTAGCCGATTGCCGTGGCATTTTCACCCTGAAAACTGTCACCCGCCCCGAAGCCCGCAGCAAATGAAGCAACCCCCTGGTTGCAGAAGCCACAGCTGAATCCGATAGCAATTGCCTGGCTCGACTGATTGATGCGTCCAGCACCAGGACCGATGGCAGTTGCCACTTCCCCCTGTCCAGATGCTCCCGCAGTGTACCCGATGGCAACGGAGTTGTTGTTCTGGTTACACCTCCCCGCCTGGTAACCAATACCAACGGCATTGGAAAACTGATTGCTGTACCCCGCCTCGAAACCAATCGCAACCGCCGCGGACCCCTGGTTGGACAACCCCGCGGACGCCCCGATTGCCATGGCGTCATCCTCCTGTTCTGTGTAGCCAGCAAGGGCACCGATAGCAGTGGATCTGTTACCCTGATTGACCTGAGCCGCAAACGCACCCAGAGCCGTGGACTGCGATCCTTGAGTCACCTTGCCAGCAAATATACCGATAGCAACAGACTCGGGATCCTGGGTCTCCCTGGCAGCCTCGGCCCCGATGGCAACGGAACGGGAACCCTGGGTAGACTCACCAGCGAACTTCCCGATGGCAACGGCAGATGACGCCTGCACGCACGTGCCAGCCCCAGTCCCAATGGCAAGAGCCTCATCCTGCTGGTCAGACTGCCCCGCCTGGTAACCAATCGCGGTTGCCTTGATGCCTTGGGTTGAGGTACCAGCCTCAACGCCAACAGCCACCGACTGTGACCCCTGATTCTCAAACCCAGCCGACTTGCCGATAGCCACAGACTGCGATCCCTGGTCGGACTGACCCGCATGGTCACCGATCGCAATGGACGTGTCACCCTGATTGACCTGACCCGCCTCGCCACCGATGGACAACGCACCGCTCCCCTGACCACATTCGCCCGCCAGATCGCCAATGGCGGTGGCCGAGATGCCCTGGCGGGAAAATCCAGCCTTCCTGCCGATTGCCGTGGCAAACTGACTCTGGTGGAATGCAGCTGCTTCTGAACCGATGGCAGTGGCTTGCTGTAACTGCCTCATGGACGCAGCGTTCGTCCCGATTGCCGTGGAGTTCGTACCCTGTATGGTGCTACCAGAGTTGGATCCGATAGCCACACACTGGGTCTGCTGGTTGCTATAACCCGCATTGCCACCGATGGCAACCGACCCGCTCCCCTGACTAAAAGCAGCAGAGGCGATCCCAATCGTCACAGTGTTGGCACCCTGGAGCTGCCCGGCGCTCTCGAATCCGATTGCCACCGCACCGCTCCCCTGCTGAAAGAGTCCACTCGAGGGACCAATGGCAACCGCGCGTGGGAACTGACTCGTCTTACCAGCCTCATTTCCCAGAGACACACTCTGGCTACCCTGCAGACAATCACCAGCTGCGGTGCCGATTGCCACCGCACCGCTCCCCTGACCGCTCCTACCAGCCTCGAAGCCGATAGCAGCAGCCCTGATACCCTGACCTAACTTGCCGGCATTTCCACCCACAGCGACAGCCTCCGAACCCTGGTTACACAACCCAGAAAACGAACCGATGGCGGTGGCGTTCTGCCTCTGACTGGTCTTTCCGGCAAAGTAGCCGATGGATGTGGAGTTAGCAGACTGCTGACAGAAACCGGATTCGAAGCCAATAGCCACACAGTTTGCCTTTTGGCTCGTCTTGCCCGCAGACGTACCGATGGCAATGCACTGCGAACCCTGTTCCACACGCCCCGCGGACACCCCGATCGCCGCAGACTCCTTGCCCTGCGTGACGTACCCAGCGAGTGTGCCGACCGAGATACTGTTGGCGCCCTGAGCAGTGTAAGCCGACTGGAAGCCCAAAGCCACCGCATTTGCCCCCTGGTTGCTGTAGCCCGCAACGGTCCCGAACGCCAGGGAGTACGACCCCTGGTTACAGAAACCAGAGTCCTTCCCGATAGCAATCCCGTCTCCCACCTGACCACTGTTACCAGCATTGACACCAATTGCCACACAGTTTTCACCCTGGTTACTCTCACCAGCCTGAGTGCCAATAGCAATGGAACGGGACCCCTGTGTGCTGTGACCAGATAGGTAGCCCACGGCAATCGCACTCTCCTCTTGGAGGTTACGACCCGCCTCGCTACCCAGAGCAACCGCACGAGACCCCTGGGTGTTAAAGCCAGCCTGGAAACCCATCGCAAACGCATCCTTCTTCTGATTCGTCTGACCAGCCTCCACACCAAACGCAAACGCCTGAGATCCCTGACCCACCTCTCCAGCCCGAACGCCAATTGCCGACGCAGAGGAACCCTGACCGTTCCGTCCTGCACCCAGACCGATTGCCACGGATTGGTCACCCTGGTTGGACGCCCCCGCATCCACACCCACGGTGATGGACAACGAACCCTGGTTACTGAAGCCAGAAGCAGCGCCGATGGCAATGGACTGGTTACCCTGTGCCGACTCGCCCGCCCGTGCACCAATTGCCACCCCCTTGTTACCCTGTCCACTCTTACCAGCAAGATAGCCAATAGTCACCATGTCGGAAGCGCCCGGGGCGGGACCGTTCTGCATTGCGTTATGCCCCACGATCACCGCATTCTCTGGGGACCCAGTTGCAGAGTAACCACCCACTGCCACAGAACGTGCACCAGGGTGAGCATTGAACCCAATCGCAATCGCATCCTGGGCGTTCATGATCGTGCTGGGGGGAGATCCCACCTGAATCGCACGGTTACTACCGAAACCGTAGTTGTGAACCCGGACCCCCTCCTCATAAATGATATTTGAAGACCCGAGGATGTACAGGTCATCCCCTATCTCAGTGGTGTCAGCAAACCTGACGACGTTCGTCCCTATGGGAGCAGTGGACCCCACGGTCAGCTTGACCCCGGAAGGGATCTGGACATCCCCGGTGCTCGTGTCAAACTTCATGTACTCGTCCCAGCTCAGGGGGCTTGCGTTGCTCAGCGCAGGGTCACGGAGGCGGAATGCCAGGGTGTGGCGATTCTCCGTCATCTGATTACCCGTAAGAGCACCGAAGATGGCATTGGCACTTGCAAAGAGGTAGTTTCCCCCAGAGTTCCCCTGGAGCTGAATGTTTGAATGCAATTCGTTGGAGGTCAGGTCGACACCGTTGTTTCCACCGATGTGCAGACCGCCGTTGAAGTGGTTGATTGCCTTTCCGGCATTGATGTCCAGGTTGGAGTTGATCATCACGTTCGCAGACGAGATGTTGATGCTGTCGCCAACCCTGAACGTATTGCCACCTTCCACCAGTATCTCTGTATTGGCACGGGGGTATAGGACATCCACTTGGAGGTTGTCATAGACGGAACCCGTGGAAGCCAACGAGACACCATTGTAATAGACCAACCCTGCGTAGTACTGGAAGCCTTCTGTGCCAGAGGAAGAGGGGTTTGGAGCAACCGGCTGTTCCACGAGGACCAGATTGGAAGACACCACAATGTTTGAAGAGTCCACCAGGGGTGTGATATTCCCCGTGGTGATGTATTGAAATTGATTTCCTGATGTGCCAATTACGCCACCATTGAAATAGAGTGAAGTCCCATCACTTTCAAGGGTAACCTGACCCACCTGATTGTAGGTGGTAGTGGGTATGAACGACACGCGTTCTAACCTGGCTGTTGTTCCGGCTGATGCCATTGTTATATTAATTGGAGAAAAGAACACCGCCCAATCCGCGCTCAATCTTTAGCACGTTGTAATTGACTGCGATCACGTGGATGCCTCCACCCGCAGCGTGATTCGAACCCCTCGAGAGACCCTTGATGACCAATTTAGCATTGTCCATCCGTGAGAAGTTGCAGCTCCCTGTGGGCTTGTATGAGCTGGAGTTCATGCAGAAGTTGTAGGTGTAAAAGCGTGTGAAGAATGGCGTGTTGGTGATGGGGTCCATGTTTATCATCCCCGTGGGGGTGCAGTAGTACCCCTGAACACTGTGGAAGTACGTGGGACTCATATTCTCAAAGTAGGGAGTGCCGTTCAGGTAGAGGTCAGCCTCTGAGAAGGTCCAGTAGTCCCGAGACATGTCACTGCTGTTGGCAGATGCGCCCCAGAATATAGAGCGAACCGGATGATTCAGGTGGGATAGGTCGATGGATGCCACCTCACCGTCCACCGCGTCCGTGAAAAACTCCTGAACCTGGGTGATTATGAACTGCTTGGGACCCTCAACCAGGGCGGTGCGCTCCTTCGTGTCCACAAACACGAAGTTGCCGTACATCTTGGCATTGATGGCGTTCCCAGTGGTGGTGATCACAATCTCAACCTTGTGGTACTGGAGTGCCACCAGCGGGATGTGCTGCCAATTGTCGTTAAAGAAGAAGTGGAGTGGCTGGAAGGTCTTGTTACTCGACGAGGTGGAGTTGTTTATCACACTCGCTTTCGTGTATGAATCTGGCATGTAGACTGGCCAGACGTCAGTCAAGAATGTACTCGACTGACGGTCCACAATCTGACCACCTATGCGCAGTTCCAACCTGCACCCCCTGAACTGCGAGAACATGTCAACGCCCTCAAACCACATATAGGTGAGTATATCACCCTTGGAGGGGATCTCAATGACCTTCGTGCTGTTTTCGGGGATTATGAGATCTGAAATCTTGTACGGAACCTGTGCAAAGTTTGAATGGCGTGTATATCTCATTCTGAAGAGAGAGCTGTCGGGAGTTCCAGAGATTAGGTATGAATCTTGAATTCCCTTGGACACGAGATTGACCAGACCGCCAGACATCTGTCTGCTATAATGTAATCATACATTTTCCTGCTGGTGCGGGTGACTCAGTCTCCACCGCTGGCGCCTCCCCCGTGATGTTGTACCCACCCCTGCGGTACACCCGAACCCGCTTGGAGTACATAGCCCACAGGACCCCCCAGTGATCCCGGAGGTCGTAAATCAGCGGATGACCCGCCCTGTTACCACCCTCCCTCATGACCCGCCCGATGCTCTGAACAATGTCAGACTTTGGAGTCGCCAAGATGACCGTGTCAAGGGTAGGGATATCCAGACCCTCGTGAGCCTGGCTGAAGGTGGCAACGATTATCCTCTTGCGAGAGGACTCCTCCAGTTCCACCTGCTTCATACCACCCATGTACAGACCGGCATCCTCGGGTGCGAAACGGCTGCACAAGTCCTGGCAGTGGAGGCGGCGGTCGGATAGGACCAGTATATGGCGGCGAGTGGTCTCCAACAACTTGCGAACAACCCCCTCGATCATCTTGTTCCGCTCCGGCATCTCAACAACATCCGTAATCATCTGCGTCAGCGAAATCTTACCAGCCCTGTTCTGGGGTGGGAGTTCCCGGAAGGCGGGGCAGTCAAAGTCCAGGGGTATCACCTCCACCCCCTTCTCGGGGGGTCGTTCCACCGCAAAGAAGGTGGGTCCCGCAAACCACTCGAGGACCTTCGTCAGACCATCCTTGCGGACGGGAGTGGCAGAGAGTCCAAACAGGTGGCGGGGGCACACCTTGAACATGGACTGCGAGAACACCTGTGCGCATATGTGGTGCGCCTCGTCCACTATGACCGTCCCCACCGACTGGAAGTCCTTGGGGCTGTACTCCTTCTGGGAGAGCGACTGGAGCATCGCAATCACAAAGTCGCACCCCTCAACCTCCTTGAGGTCCCGCTGGACCCTACCGACCCGAGCGCCAGGACAGAACTGCTCGATACGCTCGATCCACTGCTGAGCCAAGAATTCTTTGTGGACTATCACCATCGTCCGCCACCCCAGGCGCATTGCTATCGCCAGGGACACCGTCGTCTTTCCGTACCCGCACGGGAGGCTCAGGATGCCCCTCCCCGCCTCCAGGGCTGCCCGGAGCGCCTGGGGCTGCTGGGTGCTGTCCCGGAGCTTCCCCGTGAACCGGAGGTGATCCCCCATCCTGCTGGGTTCGGGGCGGATGTCCTTCTCCGCAGGTCCCACGTTCTGCTCCGCCCACCACCTCGGCACCACCAGCTTTCCGTCCTTTGCGGTCCTGAAGACATTGAATGAGGGGACAGGACCACAGTGATACTCGGAGTTGACCACGGGGCGAACCTTCAAGGCGCTTTTGTGCTCCTGCAAGGGCTCGGTAATATATCCGATACATGACAGCATCCTACTAGTATAAAGGCATCAAACTTTATATCAAAAACATATGCCTTCGATCAGCGTTGTCGACAATATTTCCGGTCTGAACAAGAACCTCCAGCAGATCCGTCAGCAGACCAAAGAAGCCGAGGCGGAGACATACCGCATCGAAGGGATGATTCGGGTGTTCAAGAGCCTCCAGGACGTGGGAGTTGCGGATATACCCGTGCCAGAGATGCAGCCTCCTCAGAAGACCTTAGAACCATTGGTAGAAGAGTCTGTACTGGATGATGCCGCCGCTGTTCAGGAGGCTGAGTCCCAGCAGGAGTGAAAAGGTGGATATGTTCGCTGCTTGTAGCAACAACGTGACGCTTGTCAATTGTTACAAGAACGTTGTGGAATTGGGGTCCAAGTACAGCCCAGATATACACCACAAGATTGATGAAGTCCTGGAAGTGGTAAATAACAAAGATCCACCCGAATGGTGGGTTAGCCTTCTAGACTGATGAGTTTCCACGATGTCCCAGAAAAGTCCCCGACGATCCACGCCCCACAAAACTCCATTTCGACCTTCACCCTGTCACCCTCCACCAATCCGCTCAGTGGCTTGTCACCAGTCACTGAGCAGAGATGGTTTCTACCCTTCCAGGGAACCTTGACCCGCAGCACGTCACCCGTCAACGGATTCTGAACCTTCGGAGTCACCAGAGCACCCTTAACGGCGTCGTGCGCCTCACGGATGACCCCCACCGCCCCACGGTTCACCTTGAACTCCAGGTACTTCTTGTTGTTGTGGGTGTGCAGGGGAGCCACCACCTGCACAGTGGTGCTCAGGGTCACCTTCTCCGACGGGAGCGAACGAGTGCCACGCTTCTGCATGTTGCTATACTACTGACAACAGAGAGATTATGAACATTATTAACGCAATTGTACTGGTCTTTACGGGCTCCGATGGCGTCTCCCCGCACCACCGGAGAGCCACCTCGACCGCCGCCTCCACCGACGCGTACGGGGTGTCACGGGGCGAGAGCATGCCAACCATGTGGATCCGGTGGTTGCGGCTGCGAGTGGGGATGGGATGGGCGGTCCAGATGGCACTCGACATGTCTTGGGTCTCGGTGCACTCCCGCCAGTCCACGGGCGCTGGGATCCCCAGGGTGCCCACCAGATGTTCCATGGAATGCCACCCCCGGTTGAAGTCTGCCACGTGCAGGGTGGTGCCCACACCCGGAACCCACGCCGCTATGAAGGAGTTGTTGGAACGCATCAGGGACTCCTGGGTCGGTGGGAGCACGAACCGCTTAGGGTACTTGAGCAGAAACGAACGTGAACCGTAGATGACCCTGTTATCCACCTGAAGACCCCAGAACTTTTCAACGTATGGGACACAGGCGGCGGGGTCCAGGCAGAGTACCACCTTGTCCTTGCGCCTCAGGGTCACTCTGTGACCCCCCTCAAATGTCAACTGAGGGGGGTCGATGTTCAAGAGACCGGTGTTCATGTGCATCTGGATACCCACCCGACGGAGGCATAGAGCAAGATCCTCACCCAACTTCCGCCCCTGCACACGCTCCGTCCACGCCCCACTCAGAAAGGTTCGGTTGATGGACTCCGCCAACTCCCACACAGTCATCCTGTCTGCCTGAACGCCATCAACAGTGGTCGCCAGGGCATTGATAAAGGATAGACCTTCCTTACTCATCTTGCCCACCAGGGCATCATGGAGCGAGGTGGTCTTGGACCACCCCTGACTCGCACCGGCACACAGGAGTGTTCCAGCCACCACCAGATGATCGTGGAGCGAGAGGTGCTTGATCATGGATTGGATGCTCTCAGACACCGCATCGTTATTTGGCTCGTAGTACGTATTGTAGTCGAGACCCATCTCCTTCAGTAGCCGGAACCAATTTGGCTGACAATCACGGAACAGAAGACGAGTCGCATGGCGATCCGCATCCTCCGTGTGATCGGGGGTCCACCACGACCCCCCTGGGAGATCTCGCTTCTCCCACAAATGAACCTCCTCACCCCTCTTTGCCATATACCACGACACTGCGACACCGGAAGGACCAGCGCCCACAACGTGAAGCACCATTACTCTATGCCAAGAAGTTTCTTCTTTGCCTCCCATTCACCCCGCTCCCCCTTGCTCTCAATGGGAGTACCATCCCGGAGGTTGCGGATCTCGGGTCCAGTCAGGTGGATGGCGTCCTGGCGAAAGTCCTTGAACGCCCGAAAGCACAAGGGAGCCAGGGGGGACACCAGGTCGTAGATGGCCTGGGCGTAGTCCCGGATCTCCTTCTGGGCACCCTCCTCCAGACGGAGGTGGAGGAAGTGCATGAGGTTGTGCATATTCATCTGCCAGTAGAACTCCGTGTAAGTGCTCTGGGGGAGGTGGCACCTTGCCAACTCACGGGAGCACCCCTCAGCCAGCATATCCCTGTAGACGTCAAAGGCGTCATCCTTCACCTGAACCACCCGGGAAGCCAGGCGTTCAGACAGTTCAATGGGACCCGACGAAGCCTGACGGTTCACCTGATGCTGACCACGATACCGGTCGGGCTCGTAGTACTCCTCGGGGACCACAGAGTACCGAGCAGACATCTCGTTGATACTGGCAGTGCGGTGGCGCATGTGCTGCCGAGCCACAAAGATGGGCATCTTGATATGGAACTTGAACGTGATCATCTCAAACGGCGTGGTGTGCCAGTGGCGCAGGAGGAATCGAATGAGCCCATCCGTGTTCCGTGACTTGGTGGTCCCGTCGGCATAACTGACACGGGCTGCCTGTACGACTGCTTCATCCAGGTCATCCCGAGGCATCCAGTCAACCAGGTGGACAAACCCGTCATCATGCACTTTGACTAGTTCCGGCATTGTTACTAGTAGTTTGTGTCCCCAAAACTTTATCTCTCAGAGCCTCGGGGGTGGCGAAGTACCTCTTGCAATCTTTCATGAACCTCCTGTCATTCTTGAGTTCGTCGAGGGTCTTATTCTTGATGAACCACGCCAGGTTGTTCAGACTGTACTTGGTGTTCTTCTGATTCTCCGTGGGGGCACGGGCAATGATCCTGTCAGGGACCGCCCTCCGCTTGGTCTCCACCACCCTCTGGGGGCGCATGTAGGACATCGCCTGCAACACAGTGTCTGCCAGGTCATCCTTCTTCTTGGACGACTTCCACTTGTCCCACCACCTGCGGTTCACCTCGGGACCCCTGTACAGGAAGTCCTCGCAGCGGCTGATGGCAGTCTTTTTGCGGAGGCGGTACATCGCCTTTCCCGCCCCCACCACATCGGGCACCTTGTGACGAGCGTCCCACAGGAGGGTCTTGGATTCGGGAGTCTTGATGATGAAATACGCCTCCAAGAATAGCATGACCCCAATCATCTTGTCGGACTTCTTGGGCTGCCTCTCGATCAGGACCACCGGGGCAGTCAGCACCCACGGTCGAGCGTCCAGGTGATTCCTCAGGGTCACCAAGATGCCATCGGGGTTCTGGGTGGGAATCCCATCCACGTCCCACTCCAAGATCTCCTGATTCTCGGGATTATAGAGACACATTGCTAGATTCGTAGTTCCAACATCAATACTCAAAATTGACATCTTTAAGATAAAGAGGAGACAGTCTTTATCTTAAAGGATGAGTGATTGCTGGTGGTGCTGCCATCAGCCTCACGGGGACATTCTCCAGATGCCAGTTGCCCACAATAGGCGGACGGATTCATTCGTGCTCAAGGGGTGCTACTGTTCATGGGAATGCATGAAGGCTCACGTGTCCGAGAAGGCATCTGAGCGCCAGCGGGGTACCATCAACGGCAACATAATGCTCCTGCGGAGGAGGATGTACGGCAGGGGGACCGTGAAGTGCGTGCCAGCACCCCACTTCTCTCGGCTCGAGCGATTCGGTGGGGATATGGAGATTGACGAATTCAGGAAATCCAATATTGCCGATATGGGACCCCTCAACATGCACATACGAACCGACACCGTACAGGAGGATGTTACACAAGTTATACCCTTGCAGACGACAAACACTGCCACTACAGACAACAAGATGTGGGAGATCAATCAGACAGAGGTGAGCAACCAGCCGTTGAGACTCAGACGGGAAAAGCCCCTGAAGCGGGATCAGAACAATCTGGCGTCCATGCTGGGTCTGAAGAAGGCTTCGAGTTGAGAGGAGTTCCACAGTTTGTGCAGGTCGTACACCCGCTGGGATTGACTTTGGAACACCTGTGGCACTCGGGGCGACACTCGAATGTGACGGGGTTTTGTGGGTTGTAAATTACACCACTCTTTGCGAGTTCCTCAAGATTTGGCATTCCTAGGAATGTATATTCCTAAATCTTTAGGCACTCATACAGGGGCAGAACTTCTTTGCCAGCTTGGACAGGTCAAGCATCACCAGACGCTCGATCAGGTCGGGGACCATCGCCTTCAGAATGGTCTCCATGGGAGCATCCTTTCCTGGGATGATATCCTCGATCAGCTTGTTGCAAATCTGCGTCGCCAGGGAAGCCTTCTGCTCCTTGGTGAGGCGGGTCAGGGGGGTCACCATCTTGATGACCTCGATGATGATCTGACTCACATTCTCTGGTCCCAGCTTCTTGACGGCAAACATGTCCTTGATGTCATCCACCTGCTCCTCAATCTTCTTGATGTTGATCTTACCCTTGTACTTCTGGAGGTTCAGGGGAGCTGGGGTATCTGCGGTAGTGATCTCAACATTCACACGCTCGGGTTCAGCTGGGACGCTCATCTATATTATGTTTGTAGATAATAATGGAGCGGATACAACTGATCGTAATTCTACTAGTTATATTGTTGTGCAATGGGCGAGCCCGTCGAGTGATTTGGCCCCACCCCAAATACAGGTTGGATAAGCCGAACGATATAGTTCACACGTACCTACCAGAGTTGCCTGGGTGGGCCAGTGATGTGACTGTGGTGGTGACAGGACTCCTCCTGTTCATGTACCGCAAACGGGTGAAGGTCGACAAGTTACTCGGCATGCTTTTCATGTTCTACACAGTCCGACTCATTTTTATCATGTCCACCACCCTCCCTCGTGTCAATGGAAGGAACGACTGTGAGAATGCAGACGGGGTTTTCAAACTTGGTGATTGCACGGACTACTTCTTCTCGGGGCATACACTGCTGAACCTAGTGGTGTCATATAACATAGGAGCGCCCGTGTTCCCCCTGTGGCCCATGGTGACATCCATGATCACCGCAGCGTCCAGGGAGCATTACACCATCGACGTCCTGATGCCGTGGGTGATGCTGGGACTCGCTACCGCTCCTGCACTGCGATAGTCATCACGTGAAAGAGAAACATGAATATGGAGAGGGCTACAACCATTGAACTTTTACACTCCCTGATAACCAGGATGGGAAACAGGAGTCCGAATAGGTGTGTGAGGTTGTCGCATCTGTATTCCCGAACTGAACTAATCATTTACTACTATCTAAGATAAAATGCCCAACAACACCGTGTTGTCACTTGCGAGCATGTTTAACGACCAGGTACACGATCAAACACATGATGGATAATGTAAGCACGTGAAGTGTTATGTTGATTCTCCCCATTTTACTCGCATCTTTGTCTGCACCAGTTGACCTTTTGATGACTTTATATACCCCCACAAACACAGGTCTCACGAACTCTGGACAATTCTTGAACCAGTTCGCCAGATTTTCAGTATCTGGGAACTTCTGGGTTGCAACGGGTGACACACGGACGTGGCAATCTCCACATGGAACAAATTCACAATCGGTTCCATCGACGAGACCAGCCTCGTGCCGCTTCATATACCTCTCCATGTATTTCCTAGAGTAATACATACAATGCGTCGCCCCCATTATCGGCGTTTTCACATTATCCCTTAATATTAACGAGAATGTGTCTGTAACGAAAGCGGGACTCCCGAAACTGTACACACTGGGCTCATTCACCTGGATATACTCTGTTATGCTCCGCACTACATTCGGGTCCGCAATCTTCCCACCAGGAAATTCACAATCATCCTCCAACACAATGATGGAATTCATGCCATTGGAAAGTGCAACCTGGAACACGTTATTGAGGGCGTGTGAAAGGTCGTCTGCAGTGTCTTTGACCCCGGAACCCTTATCACATTTCCTCCATCCCCTGTTAAACTGGAAGAATGTGTTCCGAGTCATGGGGTATCGAGAGACCAAGTTGCGGATCTGAGTCTCTCGGGGTGTGTTCTCCATGATCAAGACAAACGTACAGTCTGCAATGTTATCGTACAATCCTCGACAGGATGCGGAGATCTTCTCAAACCTATAGCACTTTGTTGTCATCTAATGTTCGCCGAGATATTGTTTCACCTTCTCCTTCAAAACCTCCATGGCAGCCACAACCCCCGCGTCATCCGTGTAGGTGACCGCGAGGGCGGAGAGACCGTTGAGGGCATGACGAAGGGCTTGGTGTACCTGCTCCGTCATATGCGAGTGGGTCTTGCCAATTTCGATACCATTCGCAACCACGTTTCGGATATAAGACATCGTGATGGTTCGTCCATCACTGTGAAGCCACCTGCTTATGGCAGCTCGCACACCATGACTCGCAACCTCGATGTTCATCAAACCATTCCGAATGCAGACCTTCTGACCTTCGCGGATCATGCCGAGGACCTTCAAACCAGTGAGCACTTGTTCGACATACAAAGAGTCTGCCATTCTTACAAACAATTTGTTGCTATACTCTAATGAACAATAAAAACCTTGTTGAACATCTCGCACTTGTCGCCACCATAGTAGGATTGATAAAGATTGTCATCACCTTTAGGAACATTTACAGGAAGAAGGATGTCGGATCGTACAACGTCAACTCCACCTCGCTGGGTCTAATGACATCAACGATCTGGCTTTGGTATGACATCTCAAAGGGTTTGAAATTGGGTGCAGCCACCGCGGGTGCCACCATATGCTTGGACAGTTTCATATTGCACCTCCTGCTTCAGGAGAAGCGCAAGAAGGACAAGAGGGGCTGAATCACATCCTCTGGCTTCTGACGGTTCATATCGAGCACCAAGACGTTGCTCTCATTAAGTAGCCACTCATCGTGTCGATCGTGGAGCTGCTCGAGGTACTCGAGGGGGATGGACTCCTCTCCCTGTCGAGCTCGTCCCTGGATTCTTTGATGGCACACATCAGGGTCAGCACGCAGATACACAAAACCCTGAGCTGACTGGTCGGTCTTTGAAACAACCCAGTCAAACCAATCGGTGTAGTCTGCCCACTCCACGTTCGTAATGTTTCCAGATGTTCGTGCAACTTCTGCGAAGACTCGGCGGTCCGTGAAGATGGATCGCTCAGCGACAGCGCTAGGAGTGAGCCGGTCAAGCCCCCGAACCCTGCTGCGAAAAGCGATAGACTGGAATGTGTATGCCCACCGCTTGGGGTCCTCGTAGAAGTTCTCGAGGATGTTCTTGCCGCTGCCCGCGTTCCTGACCGCCGTCCAGGAGTCCACGGGCTCCTGCATGGTCTCGATCCCCTGGTCATCCAGGAGACGGATGATGGTGCTCTTGCCAACGCCGATGTTTCCCTCGATGAAGAAGGGCATCTACTTCTCTGAATATACCTGCTCGCACAACTTTAAAGTTGTGCGCCCACATATATCAAACAGTAAAGATGCCAGCATACGAGCCTCCGATCAACAGGCACTACACCCAGGCGAACACCCGTGACATCCCCGAGGATGTCATGTGGAAGTTCGTCGGCAAGGAGGGGCAGCGCCTCAAGCGGATCACCGCATCCCTGAACCTCGACTACGTGTTCTACCACGGGGGTGAAGACAAGGGGTTCATCAGCATCCACGGGGGGTGGGGACCCGTGGCGAAGGGTGAGGCTGCCCGCAAGATCGAGGATATGGCTCGACGCTTCCACGCAAAAATAATGTCCGAGGATACCCAAGTATCTGAGGCACTGTAGGTAAAAGCGAGATGGCACTCACCGATTTCGAAAACATTGGCGGACCGTGGCAGGCGGAGAATGAGCCGTGGCGCATCCGCCGCAATGCCCAGAACCGCCCCCGCAAGCCCGTTGAACTCCCCACCCCGTCGGGGAAGCCCAGCCTCATCCAGCAACTCCTAGATGAGAATAAGAAGAGGGCAACCCACATATTGGCACCCAGCCACAAGTTTGCGCCCCACGTCCACCTCGATGTCTACCAGAAGGAATATGAGCGGGTCTACGGTGTCGAGAAGGCGAAGGAGCTTTTGGATGCCAATGAGGCTGCCCTGAAGTCTTATGTTGCCCCCGTCCATCACACTGCCAAGTGGAAGCCCAGTGCCGACAACTGGAACCACCCATCCATCCAGATGCTCCAGACGGAGTACTACAGCAAGTGCATCCGACCACCCATCGATGTCCGCCTCAAGGCGCACAAGGAGGCGGGGTACCCCCAGGAGTACCTGCTCCAGATGCTCAAGAAGCACGAGGAGGCGCTTCGCATACAGCCAGAGGTGGATGAGTGGTTCAACAGGGTCATGGGTCCCTATGCCAAGAAGAAGGAGACCGTTCCGAAGCCCCGCACCCTGGTGCAGATATTCAAGATCAAGGCGCCCAAGGTCATCCATCCAGATGATGACGAAGAGGAGTAGTCACCACCGCAGCGTTTTTTAAAATTCAGTGGGCAACAAAAAAATGTCTCAGCGTTCCCACGGGATTCACTGGCTATTGGTAAACAGATGTATGCCCTCATGCAGAAGTACTCCTCTCGTCTCGACGGCTTCATGAGCCGCTGGCGCACTCGCTCGGTCCCTGGGTGGCAACCTGGGTGGGAGGCGGATGATGCCGTCCGCTGTGTCCAATGCCACCAGACCACCTGGTACGACGGCGATCACTACACGCCCCGCTTCCAGCCATCTGGTCGGTACATATGCCACCACTGCCGCCCCCAATCACGGGAGATGGTGGCTCTCTGCCAGTCGCTACCCTACGAGGTGCTCCATGTGTTCCTGAACCACCACCCACCTCGTAGGGTAACCGAGGTTACCTGGGCTAATTAATTTCACAACATATGTTAATACCAGAATGTCTGCAGGTTCAATCTTGCTTGCCACAAGGGGGGTTCAGGATGTGTCCCTGACGCAGAATCCACAAGTCACCTGGTGGACCTCGCAGTACCACCGCCACACCAACTTTTCGCATAATGTCTACTCCCAACTGATCCACCCCGCACCCCAGAATAACTCAACCAGTACCATCACCCTTACACGTGAGGGGGATCTCGTGGATTACCTATTCCTGACGGTTCACGATGGTTCCACGAGTCTCAAGGAGGATTACAGCTCCCTGGTTCAGAAGGTGGAGCTGATGATTGGCGA